GTATCGAGTATTTCGTCTTCTGGTCTGAATAGTTGACAAGTTAATGTATAAACGTAATTTTTCTTTAACTGATAAAAGGGTTTCTCATGCTCTACAAACTTAATCTCAAATAACCTATCACCTAATGGAAAATATATTAAATCTCCTTCCTTAGGTCTTGTAGATAATTCGACATTTGGTAAATTTTTAATTAATGGACTGATATAATTTTCAAATCTTTCTTTAGATATGGTTACTGTTAATTCATTTTCTGCTTGAATTCCAAACTTAGAAAGCATTACAACATTATCCCCATACCCCTCATAATTTTCTACATAAGCCTCAATAGGATATGAATAATTAAAATCGGATGATATTACTTCTTTTATAACATTATCAGTTGTTGCATATTGACGAGGAAGATAATAACACTCGACACCATACATTCTCAACTGTTCGTTGATGAGATCTTGAACTAAACTCTGTTCACCAGAAGTTCCTTGAATAAAAAAAGGATTTAATGCCATTATCCTATCATATCAAGAGGTGGAAGTTCATAAGTATTGGACATCATTTCTCTTATAATTTCCAGATCTTTCATAGCATCTTCATAAATTGCTCTACCATCAAGTTCAACTCCACCAGGAAGTTTTACTCCTTGGAACTTAATTAAATTTTGTCCCCATTGCCTCTTTAATAAGGCAGTGAAATATTTCTTAAGGAAGGAATCATTATATACTCTCGTATAATCATTAGGATCAAGAGTTCTATAACAATCCAAAATTAACCAATCTCCTGATGTAAGACTAGACCAATCAATATCAAGATATAACCTATCCATTCTCTGATTAAATCTTATCTGTTTTTGTGTGGTTAGTAAGAAATTAATATCTTCTAAGTAAGTCCGTGTCATGGCATAACTTAAAAGACCATTATATCCAAGATTAAATGCTACATCATTTAAAAATAACTGATATTTAACACTGAACATATTATTAGTAACAGTATTACTTCCATCAAAATGAAATATTTTCTCTACTCCAATAACAGCAGGTGGAACTTGTAAATAATTACTATTTTCTTTCCAATCAAAATCCATCGATGCTCCATCAATGGTAGCAGTGGCTGTGGTTGTTGTTATACCTGTTACTCCTGATTCTCCAGGCCCCTTTCCTCTATCAATATCATTCTGTGTTACTTGATATTTTAAATAGGTTCTTAGAACTCCATCAAAATGTCTTTCATGAAAATATTGAATAGCATCATCCAATATATCTTCTACTTGCTCATCAGCAACATTTATTTCCAAGACAGGAGCACCCAACTGCCTTTTGGCATAATTAATTAATTCCGTCCTACTGTTTGGTTGAGCCATCTATTTACTATTCCTGTGAAATTATTTAGGAAGGTGCAGAAGAGATACCTGCCTTGACTATTATAGAACCCGAAACAATCCTATAAATGGTAGATGCGGTAGATACCCTACTGAAGGTCACAGCAGTACCTGGAAGGATCTGTGAGGACGATGTAAACGCAGTTCCGACCTCAACAGTGTTACCAGTAGAAACTGTAACTACGGGAACATCTGTAAGTTTATCTCCTATTGATATGGAATCACCGACAGCCACATTAGTGACCTTGTTTACAGTAAATGTAGTAGTTCCAATACCTGCGGTGCTTCCCACTGATATTGCGGTTTCTAACACACTTGTAGTATTACTAGAAGATGCAGAATTCACCAAAATATCATAAACATATCTTCCTGCTGCTAAACTTCTAGTAGCAGTAGATCCTAATGAAATTTCAAGTTTTCCTTCAACAGCACTGGTAAATCCAACAGTAAATGTTGCATCAGGAAATCCTGTAGAACCCACTGCAACACTCTTCGTCATTTGAGAAGAACCACTATAATCAGTAAGATCAAACGCTGTTGAATCTGGATTCTTTACGGTAAAAATATTACTAAAATTTGCACCACCATTAATGGTCAAATTAGCCTCATAAGGAGTTCCTGATGCAACATCAAATGTTATATTTTGATTAGCCATTTACTAACTCCTTAAGTAAAGATTTGATTTCATTAATTTCACTTTTTAAATTATCAAGATCTTCTTTCATAGTATCTACTTTTTCCATTTCATTATCTTTAATTTTTTTACGAGACATGTACTCATTATATTCAGAGTTATTTCGATTCACAATGGAATTCGTTTTAGGATCCCTATACAAACCCCTATGTCCCTCTACTTTCAAATAAGTCATATTAAGCAAGTGCAAGGACTCGAAGATCCTTCATACGAGGTACATACACTTGATTAGTAGAAGTCATTAATATCTTCACTCTATAGAACTTGAAGGAAGGAAGATCATTCATTGTGAATGAACGCTCTTTAAATTCAAGATCTGCATTCAAGGTTTCTTCATTAGCAGTAGGAGCCACATAAGAATCTGATCTTCCATCATTATCAGCTAGATTAATAATCTCTCCTCTCTCATTTAAATTATTAAATCCTGGGAAAGGCAAATAAATTGGAGTGAAGTTTTCAGAATTACTGATAGCATAGAATGCTCTAATATCACAATCCGTATTTAAATAAGCATTCAAAAGGATCTTAATAGATGTTCCTGGATTCTCTAATTGAACTTCTTTAGATAAGTATTGGAAAGCAGTTGGATCGTCATCAATAGTATTAACTCTATTATCAGTAATATAATTTGAAATAGCATTATTAACTCTATTAGAGGTAAAGAATGCACTCATCCTTTGACTATCAATTACAGGAGATAACTTAGAACTCGCCGTAGTTAAATTAAGTCTCATATTAAATGATTTATTACCAGGTAATGTGCTTAAGTTGTTAGTTTCATTAATTCTGGAAGCAATAATTCTAGGAGTGGAAACCACATTATTTTCACCTAGTGTAACATCTTCAAAACCTTGATCCTCAAAAGGAGTTTCGGTTCCATCTAAACTAGCTCCACTAATAGTTCTCATTTGAGCACTAATATTAGTTCCAGGAACTGTCATACTTTGAATCGCTGGACGTATTAACTCAAAAGGAATATTTTGAGTAGAGGTTACTTCACTTCCACCACCTGTTTTTGTTTTGGATGTATATAGAATTGGGAAACTTTCTCCAGTAGATCTACCCAATCCACTTGAACCCATGTCCAATTTAATATTATAAGAATCAAAAGTTATTGGATCAGCAATAGTAACATCATCTAAATTATGAGTTTTATTGATTCTTCGGAGAGATACTCCATCTAGTTCATACTTATAAACTAACGTACCTGCTAAGTAATTTTTAGCAGTTGTAGAATCAATAGATCTAGATGTTATACCAATAACAGATCCTGAAGCTGACTCATAAGAAAGAATTTCTTCTCCAATCTTCAGATATCCATAGTTGGTAGTTCCGACTCCTACATTCTCAAAGGTATCTAAATTATCTACATCATCCACTGAAATTTCACCAGTGGTAGTTGTATCTAAATCATTGGTAAGTTTTGTAGGAATAATATCACTTTCTGCATCAGAAAGAGTTACATAGTTTTCATCAAAATACATTCCATGATTCTTATGATTGACAAGAATATTAAGACCACTATTTACAGTAGTAATATTGGAAATTGTAACATTTCCTCCTACATTATTTGCACCATTTAAATCTGTTGTGATTCCTGTGCTTCCATCCAATCTAATATATTGAACAGTCTTACCAACTCCTGTAGCGAAATCACCTTGGACATTATCAAGAATTAACTGAGTTGTATTAGCAATAGAAACAACTGATAATCTTACATTAGATCCTAATGAATTATTACCGATAGTCGCAATTCCTAGCACATCTCCTTCTACATATCCATCACCACCAGTTGCAATCGTAGCAGCTACTGCAACCCCATTAGTGACTGTGATATCTGCTGTTGCATTACCTCCACTAGAAGTCACATTTGTTAAGGGGACACCAGTAAAGACATATCCAGCTGCTAGAGGAGTAAGTCCAATACCAGCATTAATAATATTAAGAGTTCCTGTCGCAATTCCTGCAGTGTTTACATAAGTACCAGTTGCATTACTACCACGTTGTTTGATAGTATATCCAAATTTAATATCATTATCTTCCAATGCAGACCCAATACCAATTCTTAATTGCCTAGAA